GTGGTGCCGAAATATCGAGTCCATGCGTACACGCAGTGCGGCCACAACCGCGTGGCCGTCATCGATGTGAGCGCACGTAGCGCCGACGGTGCGCGCGAGAAAGCACGCGCCAAGTTGCTACGGGTAGGCCGCAAACCGGACCTGTGTACGTTGGTTCCGGTTGAGATCGAGGCGATTTCGAACGGCCTGATTCGTCTCCTGTAGTGGCTGAATCGAGTGTGTCTGGATCGCGTACCGTAGGTTTGAAGCGTTTGCAGTTCCCCGTGCGCCGCGCGCACTTCTCACCCTCGGATAGCGCGGCGTCTTGTGGACGGCTGACATAGCGTCCACCTTTTTCAATTCGCGCGTTCGTCGCGCATGTAGCCGGAGCCGGAATGGCTCTACTCATTACGAATAGCAGTCCTAATAAGGAGTTTTCATGAGCAAGCAAAAGTTGACCATTCTCCAAGTGATCCAACGCGGGGGCATTTCGAAGCGTACCGGTCAGCCGTGGGAGATTCACACGGCGCAATGCGTGCTGGAGCAAGAGAGCAGCGAGGGTAAGCAAATCCTCGTCGGCACGATCAATTTGCCGGCTGCGCTGAAGGATTCCCCGACCGGCGACTATCTCGCGGAGTTTGCGCTTCAACAGTCGATGGAAGGCAAGCTCGAACCCCGCATTGTGTCGCTGGTGCCGTTTGGTCGACCGACCGCTAAGGCTGCGGCTGCATCGTCGTAATCCGACAAGGAATCCGAATCGTTCGAAGCTGGCCCGCGCGAACGGTTCTCTACTACCGGGCCTGAACCTGAGAGGAAAAAACAAATGAAGAAGCTGGTTGCAGTTGCGGCGCTCGCTACGGCAAGCATGGGTGCATTCGCGGCGGACGCGCCGGTCGTGACGATGGATGTCGGCTCGGTTGTCAGTTCGATTACCGGCATCGGCCCGAATATCGCGCTCGTCGGCGGTGCGGTGCTCGCGGTTTCGGCGGCGATGTTCGGCTACCGCGCGGTGAAGAGCTTCCTCGGCCGTTGATCGCGTGAACTCACGGGCCCCTGGTATGTGCGCGCATACCGGGGGCTTTTTCTTAGGTGAAGAGCAATGAAACGGTTGGTGGTTGCTTCGTTTCTCGGCATCGCGTTCGGCGCGCACGCGGCGCAAGGGATCGACGTCATCGTGTGCGGCAGCGCGGCCAGCTCGCCAGTAAGCGCTGGGCAGACGCCTTGCATGTTGTCGGATGGCTCGGTGGGCGTGCAACAGGTGACGCACCTGACGCTCGTGAACGGCAGCGCGGCCGATGAAGTGCCGATGCACGGCGGGGCGGCTGCGGGCCTGAAAGTAGGAGCGGCCATGTTGCTTGTGTTGGCGATCGCATACGGACTGCGTGCGTTGCGTCGCTTTCTCGAATCTGCTTCGGAGAGTTAGTCATGCTTTGGTACTGCGTCGAGTTTGCCGTGACGGTCGCCACGATCTACGGCGCTGCAATCGTCTTGATGGCATGAGCATGCGAAAGAGAATTCGAGGCGTCTGGCTGGCGCTGTTCGCCGCGTTCGCGATGGTGTGCAATCAGCAGGCGCATGCACAGGCCGCGCTCGCGCCGATCGAAAGCTTCGTCATCAATCGCGCCCAAGCCGCGATCTTGACGCGTCTCGCAGTCGCACGCGGCATCGCTGCCTCCGATCCTCGCATCGCGGCGACGTTGGCAGGCATGGGGCAGGCTTCAACCATGTTGAATGTCGTCGGTACCGGGGCCGCTGCCGCGCTCGCCTTCGCGGGTGCGCCGGTGTGGCTGACGATTCTGGCGGGCATGGGCATCCTTGCCGTGGGCTCGGCCCTTCAATTGGGCGACGCGAAATTTCTGTGGAGCGGCGAACAAGTCTCGCTTGATGCGGGTGCGTTGCCTGCCAGTGCCGGAGACAACTATCAGCCGATGCAGCCGCCCGCGATTGCGATCGATCCGACCAATGAAAAGATGCTGGCGCCGGAGATGTGGGCAGCGCGCGCGGGCATCCCGGTCTATCGCAATAGCTCGTGCGCATCGAATAACGCGTTCTGTATCGGCTATCCGTTCTCGCCGGGTCCCGGAACGGCGAACTTCTATGCAAGCCGGGGGCCGTTCGATATCCTGCCTAGCACGCTGGAACAGGCGCAGCAGTTTGAGTGGTACATGTACTTTTTCCTCGGGCACTGCGGCCTGAGTTTCGGTTGTACCGGCGGCAAGGATACGACGGTCAATTCGCGTTCGCTGTATTTCGCGCCAGAGGGCAACATTCCCGGTCAGCCGATCGCGTTGCATTATGTGGAGACGCGAACGGTAACCGTGAAGGGTAGCGACGGTAAGACCACGCATCGCCAAGTCGTGATGCGCGGGAAGGATTCGTTCTTCAACTATAAGTCCGCTATTGTGCCGATCGTGGCTGACGATCTATCGAAGCTCTGGCCGCGCATTCCGCCGAAGGTCGCGGCAACGCCGCTGCCGACTTCAACGATTACCAATCTCGTGAATGCGACGTGGAAGAGCGCGTCGTCGCAACCCGGCTATGAGGGCCTTCCATATCGGCGGGTGACGGAGTACGACATCGCGGAATGGGCGAAAGAGAATCCGGGGCAAGTGCCGACCTTCGCCGATCTTTTCTCATCTGCCGCGCCGAAAGGCAAGGACGTTCTCATCAGTCCGTTCGTGCCGCCGCGGCCGATCCCGATTCCCGTGCCGAAGCCTGTGCCGGCTCCTCCGCGTCCGGCATCCGAAGCGGAACCGGAGCCGCGCCCCGTACCCGCTCCGGTGCCGGGTCCGAATCCGCAGCCGCAACCCGTGCCGGTGCCGGTGCCGCGTCCTGTTCCCCAACCCGTGCCGCAGCCGGTGCCGGTTCCTCTGCCACAGCCCGTACCGCATCCGGTGCCTGAGCCTGCGCCGAGTCCGGTTCCGCAACCTGTGCCGGTCCCGATACCCGAGCCCATACCGGGCCCCGTGCCTGTACCGGTCCCCGAGCCGGTGCCGATTCCGATTCCGGAGCCCGTGCCGCAACCGATCCCGCAGCCGCTGCCGCAACCTGTTCCAGTGCCGACGCCTGCGCCGGGCACCCATCCGGGAACCGGTCGGCCGTCGCGCGACGATCTGTGCGCGATGCATCCCGATGCGTCCGCTTGTGCGCCGCTCGGCAGTGCGTCCGACGTGGCCGTGAACAGCGAAACGAAGCACATTTCGCTGTCGCCTCTTTCGATCGGCTTGACGAAAGGCGTTTGCCCCGAGCCTAAGCGCGTCGTCGTGTTCGGCAGCGAGCTTTCATTCAGCTATGAGCCGCTGTGCGAGTTCGCCTTGAAGCTTCGTCCGTTGGTGTTGCTGCTGTGCGCGCTCGCCGCCGGCCTGATCTTCGTCACGGGGTTGGCGGCATGAGCTGGGCGAGCTTGTTGGTGTCGTTGGTCGGGCCGATCGTCACGCGCGTATTGGTCGCGCTCGGCATCGGCTTCGTGACGGTGACGGGCATCGATCTGGCGTTCGCTCAGGTCGTGCAGTGGATGACGGCGAGCGTCGGCGGGTTGAGCTCCGATATCGCGAACGTGCTCGCGCTCGGTGGTGTCGGCGACGGCATCGCCTATGTGCTCGGCGGGCTTTCGGCGCGCGTGTCGTTCTACATGCTCACGTCCACAACCAAAATGGTATTCGGCAAATGATCACGTTGATTACAGGGGTTCCGGGAAGCGGCAAGACGCTGCATGCGGTCTGGTTGCTGACGAAGATCGCGAAGGGACGCCGCGTGCTGGTCGACGGCATTCGCGATCTGGCGATCGAGCACGTCGAGATAGACGAACCGTGGTTGCGTCAGTGGCACATCAACGCCGAAGCGCACGACTTGATCGTGATCGATGAGGCGCAACGCATCTACCCGCCGACGACCGTCAGCCAAAAGCCTACGCCCGATGTCGAGCAACTGCACGTGCATCGTCACAAGGGCGTCGACTTCATCCTCGTCACGCAGCATCCGCAGCGGATCAGCAAGACGGTTCGCGATCTGGTCGGGCGGCACATCCACGTGCGCAACCTGTTCGGGCTCAAGCGCGCGATGCTCTATGAGTGGGACCACTGCCACAACCCGAGCAGTCTGAAAGACGCGGTGAAACGGCAATGGGCCTATCCGCGCGAGGTGTTCAAGCTCTACACGAGCGCCGAAGTTCACACGAAGAAACAGGCGGTCGTCCCCAAGGCGCTGTTCGTCGTGCCGATCGCGCTGGGCGTGTTGATCTACTGCGCGGTGAAGTTCTTCTACAGCGCGCGTGATGGCTTCGGGGTGACGCCCGGTATGTCGGAAACCACGCCCGAAGCAGGCGCTGCGCCGTCGCAAGAGGTCAAGGTCACGCGTGCGCCGACGGTGGCCCGCTCGGTGGACTGGCGCATTGCCGGGCGCTACGTGACAGACGGGGCGGGTTACGTGGTGCTCGTCGCGGCGGATGGTCGATTGCGGCCTGTGTCGCTGGAGGGATTCAGCGGCGCGGGGATGCTGCTGACGGGCGAAATCGACGGTAAGACCGTTGGTGCTTGGACCGGCGCGCAAGCCGGAAAAACAGAACAAGGCGGGGGTATGCAATGAAGCGATACGGAGTGCTGATCGGGGCGGCGGTGATGTATTCGGTGGGGGCGGTTGGCGCGGTGCCGCCGTTGCCGACGCTGCCGGTTGATGCGAGCTTGGCGGCCGCCGCGCCGGCGTCGGCTTCCATGCCTGCGATGACGCCGTTGAAGCACGTCGCCGGCACGTCGTTTGATCTGCGGTTCGTGACAGTAGCGCAGATTGTCGACCTGATCTATCAGGAGGCGATGCACACGCCCTACGTGCTCGGCCCGGACGTGTTGAGCGACGCGCGGCTCGTGTCGTTCCGCCTGGACGATCGGAATCGCGACGTGCGCACGGTCATGGGCGATTTCCTCGAGTCGCTCGGCTTTCAGGTCGTGACGAAGAACGGCGTCGACTACGTGACGAAGAAGCCCGGCGTGGCGCGCGAAAAGGTCGATCAGGACGTGTTCGTGTACAAGCCGCGCTATCGTCGTGTCGATTACCTGCGTGCGCTCATCGAGCCGATGATCGGCGCGCGTGCGATGCCGTTGACGGCTCCCATCAGCACGCCAACGCGACCGACCGGCGCGGTGCAGGTGCCGGGTGAGTCCGCCAGTTCGGCTAACGATGTACCCGCGATGCCGACCGAAATGGGCGTGCAGGCGCGCGGCGATGATCTCGTGATCGTGGGCTCACACGATGAAGTCGCGCTGCTGCGCAAGGTCGTGCCCGAGCTCGACACCGCGCCGAGCGAAGTCGTGGTGCGGGGTTGGGTGTACGAAGTAGCGAACACCGATTCGACCAACACGGCGTGGAGCATCGCGGTTCGGATGTTGAGCGGTCAGCTTCGCGTGTCGAGCGGCGACACGTCGTCAGATTCGAGTGCGGTTCGCTTCACGGGGCCGGGCGTCGACGCGGCGATATCCGCGCTGAACGCCGACTCGCGTTTCAAGGTCGTCAGCTCGCCGCACGTGCGGATCGTGTCGGGCGAACGCGTGCGCCTGAATGTCGGGCAACAGGTACCGACGCAATCGAGCGTGAGCTACCAAGGATCGACCGGCACGCCCGTTCAGTCAATCGCCTATCAGGATGCGGGGTTGATCTTCGACGTTGAGCCGACCGTGATGCGCGAAGTGATCGAGGTCAAGGTGCATGAGGAGATTTCCGACTTCGTCGCGACGAAGACGGGCGTCGATACGTCGCCGACGAAGAACACGCGACAGCTACAGACGGTGACGCGGATGAAGGACGGCGAGGTGATCGTGTTGGGCGGTTTGATTCAGGACCGCAACGCGACGGCGCGCAGCGGCTATGCGTGGCTGCCGAGCTTTCTTGATGGTCGATCCAGCTCGAAGCAGTGCACGGAGGTGCTGCTCGTACTACAGGTACAGCGGATTTAACGTTACTCGTAACAAATATTTATTTATCGTTACTCGTAACGTAAAATAAGAACATTGTCGATATGGAGTGTGCGTCATGATCCAACCCGAAGACACGAAAACAATTCCGTTACCGCTTCCAGCCGTAACGGGAAAGCGTGGTCGCGGTCGCCCGCGCAAGGAAGGTGGGTCGATGACGAACGCGGAGCGGCAAGCGGCATTCCGTGCGCGGCGCAAGGCGTCAGGCAATCCCGTTACGGTAACGAAAAATAGTCCACCTGCTGTCGACGCTTATGACGAGCTAGTAATGGAGAACGAGCGGCTTCGCGAAGAACTGGCGCAACTCCGTCGCGATTTAGAGGCGTCGAAGCGCAAGGCTATCGACCCGCAACGTTCGCGTGCGTCAGTCGTGCATGAGGTTGATTGGGTTCGGCGAGTGGTGCGATTGCCGATTCATGCGAGCAAGGATTACGAGCGTCGCCGATTCAGTTTTACCGTCGACCAACGGGCACATTTCGCGCTTGATCGGCTGGCGGTTGATGCGGGGCTATCAAAGGCAGAAGTGGTCGAGCGCTTGGCGTATTGGGCCGACGAGTTGATGCTCGGGGCGTTTGAGTACGACAAGGACGGATTTAATCGTTATCTCGATCGCGGGCGTAACGAAAAATCGGGCGTCTAGCGTCGGGAGTGTCCGGCCGAGGCCGAAGCGGCGTAGGGCGACGGCGGCAATGCGAAGTCCTGGCCTTTGTCGCGCGGCTCAGCGCGGCCCGCCGGACCGAGTAGCGGGTAATCGCGGGGGCGGGGAGCGAGGGCGCTGCGGCGGTGGCCCCTCCATTCTGCAAGGCACTGCCGCGCGGGGCGCTTCCGGCGCGATAGGGGCGGGCGTAGGCGGTTCGGTGGCGAGGGGGTGGGGGTTGAAGTGCGCGGGGCTCGCCCAGCGCAGCAGAGCGCGCCGGGCGGGCCGCGCGCAGCGCGGCCCCTAAACTTGTATCAGGGACACTTAACGGATACGCCACGCTGACGAGCGCATCGAGCAAGGACACGAAGGCGGTTCAGAAAAAGGAAAGCCCCGGTCGCGGGAACGATCGGGGCTTCGTAAGGCAGTGCACTACAAGGACGAGTTGCAATGCACGACACAAGTATAGGCGATTACTCGCCGTTTCGTAGGGAGTGGGTTGTCCGTGGCCGGAACTTCGGCGACGGGCAGGTCGAGGTGACGGCGACACGATTCGATCGGTACATGGGCGCCTTGTCGTTGAACGCGATGCCAAAGGCGAAGCGTGGCGAGTCGGACAACAGCGAATCGAACCTGATGGATGCGGCGAAGCGCGCGAAGCAACAAGTGCGGCTCCGCTGTAAAGCGATTGGAGCGGATCGAATGATCACGTTGACGTATCGGGAGAACATGCGGGACAAGGCCCGCCTGAAGCGCGATTTTGACGCGCTGCGCCGCCGCCTGTCGAAGCTATCGAGCTTCCAGTATGTAGCGACGCCGGAACGGCAGAAGCGGGGTGCATGGCACCTGCACGTCGCCGTGAGAGGGCGACAGAACTATCGCGTTCTGCGTTCGATCTGGCAAAGCATCGTGGGTGTCGGTAATGGCCAGGTCAACGTGCGCAACCCGTTCAAAGAGAAGGGCTTGCGGCACAAGCTCGCGGCATATCTCGCAAAGTACATCACCAAGGATTTTGCCGAGCACGCGCTCAACGAAAAACGCTACTGGACGAGCAGGGGTGTCGTCGTGCCGGACGTTATGCCGATCGGTCACATCCTCTCGAATGACCCGGCAGAAGCGCTGAAGGTTGCGTTCGAAGCGGCATTGCGTGCCGGCGCGACGCTTGACCGGTGTCAGGCATTTTGGCGTCAGGAGTTGGGCGTGTTCTGGCTATCGACACGCGAAAACTAGGTGAAAAAAACGTCGAATCTAGGCTGATTCGGACATCGTATTAAAGAGCCAATACCAATTAACCGATATTCGCTGGATCAATGGCGCAGAGGCGTTTGAATGGTCTTTGAGGAAGTAATCGGAATCTACATGTCGGAAAAGAAGCATCGCAGCAGACAGCGGGATCAGTATTCGCTGAAGCGGCTGCAGCCCTATTTCAATGGCCGCGACCTGCGCGAATTGAAGAGAGGGGATGTGCGGCGATACGTGACCGCTCGCCTTGCGGATGGGGTCTGCGAATCGACGGTGAAGCGTGAGCTCAAGCTCTTGTCGGCGGCTATCAATTTCGTGCGGACCGAGCACGACTATCCCCAGCTGCCGAACCCGGTGCAGAGCCTCGGCCTTGATGGTGGAGAGTCGCGTGTCCGCTGGATATCTCGTAGCGAGGCGTCGGCGCTGATTCTTGCTGCTGGGGCAGCGGCACGGCAGCCGCATCTCCGGAACTTCGTGCGTCTCGCGCTGAGCACGGGGTGTAGGAAAAACGAGCTACTCGCGCTCGAGTGGCGTCGGGTCGATTTCGAGCGCTCACATTTTCGACTCGAGTGCGAGCACACGAAGAACGGCAAGCGTCGGTTGGTCCCGCTGAATAGCGGTGCGTTGTCGGCGCTGAGGGATCAGCGCGATTGGGTGGCGCGACATTGCGCCGGGTCTGAGTGGGTGTTTGCATCCAGCTCAGGGAGGCGAGTCGGCAACCTGCAAAAAGGGTTCGTCGCGGCATGTGCTCGCGCCGGAATCGAAAATTTCCGCATCCACGATCTGCGCCACACATTTGCCTCGTGGCTCGTCATGGAAGGTGTGTCGTTGTACGTCGTCAAGGACCTGTTGGGACATTCCTCCATCACGGTTACTGAGCGCTACGCGCATTTGTCCTCCGATCACGGTCGCGAGGCTGTGCATAAGCTCTTGCCGCTCTAGCCGACTGGTTGAATTGCAGCAACATAGCAAATTTGCTAACATGAAACAAAATTGGACAGTCGTCTATTACAACGAGCGCGTCAAGCGCGACGTCTTCGCGCTTCCGGCCGGGAATCTGGCGGACTATCTGCGGCTCCTGGACCTGATGCAGGAGTTCGGCGCGGATTTGCGTATGCCGCACTCGCGAGCAATGGGGGGCGGATTGTTTGAGTTGCGACCTAAGGAAACGCTGATTAAAGGTCAGATTCGCGCTACTGAGTACGGCCTGACAAGGGTTTGCGGGGCATGCGAGCGATTAAATCAGCGCTTCCCTAAGGGGAAGGAAGGCATTGGGCGCGTGTTTTATTGCACCCACGTTGGGCGACACGTCGTTGTGTTGCACTCTTTCGTGAAGAAGACGCAGGAGACGCCGCGGAACGTGCTGCAGGTCGCACGAGTACGTTTGAATGAGGTACGTCATGACTAAGGTTACAGCGAAGCGCAATCCAGCAGAGGGATTCAATCCGGTTCCGCACACGGTGGATGATACGGAGCGTCTGTTGGCAAAGCGCAGTGTCAAAGCCGCCTATGACGAGCTGGAAGATGAATACAGTGCGCTAGGCGCTATCTTGGCGGCCCGGCAAGAGGCTGGCTTAACGCAGGCGCAGGTAGCTAAGCGCATGGGTACGACGGCATCGGCCGTTTCGCGGTTGGAGGCATCGCTGTCAAGCGAAAAGCACTCACCTTCGTTTGCGACTCTGCGCAGATATGCGGCCGCGTGTGGAAAAAGACTGGTCATTACGTTCGCTTAACAGCAGTGTGAAGCTATCGATCTGCATCAAATCTATGATGCGAATCGCATTTCGCAATTACCAAAATCTCCATTACTCTGCGAACGATAGCTGTATTGGACGACGGCGCTTCCGTGTGCGCTGCGAAGAAAAAAAGGGTCGAGGGGCATGTTTTCGTTTTATCGGGCCGTAGAGATCTCATAGGTAAAACTCCTCCTGTCTGTCAACGCGCTGCTGTATTATTTTGTGTTAAGGTGCCGCGTTATTTTGAAGGGTGACATTGCGTGGCCTGCGATGTCGAAAATGAACCCGAAGCTTCGCATTGTTCAGAAATTTGAAACTATTGGGCATGGTCGCAATCGGGTCTAATTTAATAAACTACGGGGAAAATAAAATGCCAGGAGAGATGGCTGTTCATTTATTTGAAGTTCGAGCTATACATCGAACACCTCCATTAGCGGAACTTCTAGAGAGAATTCACGCGGACGACATAGCGAATCGATTGAGGCTAGTTGGTCAGCAGGAAATCCGTCTCGAAGATATCGCTCCCCCTCACTCTAACGATAACGATACTCCATATTGGCTTCTTGATTTCACGAAAATTCGTTTCGAGCATGGGCCCGGAAAAGCAAGCAGGCACCAGCCGATCGAAGGATTTGAACTCGACGCTGATCAAGGTTTCGGTGAGGAAACGGCTGCGCTTTACGATCCACAGCGACATGTGATTTTGATTCAGTACAATCACTACGGGGTTCGCTCTGGGATCATCAAGAATTATTTTTCGCTTTATGGACACGATCAAAACGAAGTTGGATCGTATGAATTCAATATTCGAATGGATGACAGCGCTGATGTGCGTTTTGCGCAGAAGCAAATCATCACAAAGATGCATTTTAAGATTGCGCCGCCACGTATGACAAATGCGCAGCGCCGGGGCAACGTTTCGCTCGGTCGTTCGCTTGATGTTAGCGATAATTTGGGCGCGGAAACCATTGAGGTTATCGTTTCTGCTGGAAGGGGGGGGAACTCGTCCTTGTCATTCGACCGAGCTGGCGCCCTTGTCCGGCGTTTAATGCACATGCGACCGAACGGTGATGATCGGGAGCCCGTGCTGTCGAAGCTGGAAATCGCCGGGCGTGATTCTCCGGTAGATCCTCTCGATGTTGTAGACTTGCTGAAACCAAAGCTCGAGCAGCGGATTGGAGATCTCGCTTTGGGGGACGACCGACGGTACACGCAACGATCCCGTTGGAATGGTTTGATTCGAGCGCGCAACGGATGGAGGCGCACTATCGCGGGCTGACAATGTCACTAAGAACCGAGCGCTGGTATCCCTACGCCATTGCTGGTGCCGTGGGCGTGGCATGGTGGCAATTCAAGCTGCCATTGCCTGCGGCGGTAAAGGAATTTTTGTCAGCGGCCATTAGTGTCGGCGCAATCCTCACGGGATTCATTGCGACGGCGCAGGCCATTCTTGCGGCGCTACCCACCGATACTGTAGTAGGCCGATTGCGAGCATCGGGCTATATCGAAGACTTGATCAATTATCTTGCATGTGCGCTTTATGGGTGCTTGATCTTCAGTGCATTCTCAATTGCCGGCTTTTTTTTGATTTGGAATGAGCATCTTCCGTCTTGGTATGGGCCGGTTTGGATCGCAATGGCTGTATTTTCGGCCCTCAGTTTCCACAGAGTATCCAGGATTTTTTTTAAGATATTGCGATGGGCGCCGCCGATGTAAATACCCGATGAGTCATGTGACAAGACGTGTTCGCGCCGCACCTTTGTCGAGATGCAATCCTTGCACGACTTGATCTGCCCCCTCATTGCGGCTACCATTTGTCGGTGTCTAAAATAGACGACACACCGGATTGGCGTCCGGAATTGCACAAGGGCCCGGGTGGTCACACCCTCACATGGAGCCCCGATCATGTCTCGACCCGCTGCTCGTCCCGAGCCTGCGCAATTCTCTTCCGAAACGTCCCTTAGCCCGATCGATGCGGCCATGATCGGTGTCGAGCGCCTGAGCGCGCTGGCCGGCTTGCTAGCCGTTGAAGATGTCACTTTTGCTTTCGCGAATCTGTCCCCGCTCGTACAAGTTGCATTGTTCGGCACGTTCGAAGCCGGCCTGATCGAAGTCCGTTCGGCGTTGATGCAAATCGCGGCGACGGAACGCGGTGCACGCCGTGGCGCGTAGTCGCCTGGCTGCCGACGTCAGGCGCTGGCGCTGTCCCGCGCACAGAGGCGTTATGTCCAGTCATCGCGCCGCGTAGTTAGTGTACGGTGACCAAATACTAGATATTTGGTAAAATGAACACTAGATGACTGGCAACCGGGAGGCCCCGCCATGGCACTCGCGCTCGATATGATTGATCAGCACACCCTCGAACAGCTCGTGCAGGCGAACAGCGTGCGCGGCGCCAACGTGATCGCCCAAGCTGGCGGCTGGGGCGTCGTGATTCAGTACGGGATGACGGAGCGCGTGTTGGCGGTGCGGCGCGGTCACGTCCGCATCTGGCCGAAACTCGACACGTTGGTTGCGTTTTTGCGTCGCCTCGGGATCGCGCGCTTTCAGGTTGACGCGACCAGTTACTATGCGGCCGCCAAACCGGCGCGCGCCCGCGTCGATGCAGCCGAACGGATGCGGCACGCCCACGAAGCCGCGGCCTATGATCGCTGGTTGCATGAGCAAGTACAGGCGTCGCTCGATGATCCGCGCCCCAGTATTCCGCACGAACAGGTGCAGCGGGAAATGGCCGCGAGGAAGGCCGCGCTGCGCAAACGGCTGGCGCGGGCCGGGGGTAAGGCTTGATCGTCGAATGGCGTGCGCTCGCGCGGGAGGACCGCAGCAACCTGTTCGATTTTATCGCGGCCGATAACCCGGCCGCCGCGCTCGAACTGGACGACCGAATCGAGCGCTTGACCGACGCGTTACTCGAGCATCCGGAGCTCTACCGGGCGGGACGGGTGCGCGGAACGCGCGAGATGGTGCTGACGCCCAACTATCTGCTGGTCTACCGCGTCAGGAAGAAGGCGGGGGTGGTCGAAATCGTGCGCATACTCGGTACCCGGCAGAGCTATCCGAAAGGCCCGTCGGGCGTACGAGGCGATTGAGCGGAAAAATCGTTGCCGGATCGGTCGTCACGTTGCGCGAGCTGGTTATCGCTGGTATCGTCTTACTATCCAGCCCATGGCAGTAGGCCGCCGCACTTCATCTCGCGACGAGCCGACCCCTTGGGCTTTTTGTTTTCCGTGGCTCTGTCGCATCGCGAGGGCTGACTGGATCGGGCTCAGGTAATGGAGCGTCGTGTCATCGTGCCCTGAATTCGAGGTGTCTCCCGCGGCACGTTTCAATGCTGCAACATCCGCATCTGAAAAATCTTGCTCAACGCCGCAATGACGATCGGACAGCCTTGCCGCTGCGCGGTTAGACGTTCGTGGCATGAGTCATGCTGACATACGAAGCGTTACCGTAGAGCTGTGGTGTTTTACCGAAGAAGCCTTAAATTTCTTCAAAGTTTGACGTTAACGGTGGACAGTGAGAATCGGCGAGACTAGGCTAATTAAGTAGGCTGCTGCATCTGTTGCTTTCCGCTCGCACCGATCTATTCAACCTGACCCGTATTTGAGCCTCACCACGGTTCGTACCGATGGAGGCGATGAGATGTTCTCGCACCTGTTCAATCCACGTAAGGCCGCCGATTCAGCCGCGTACCTTCTCTTCCGTGCGGAAGCACCGATGAGTTCGGTTAAGCTCATGAGGCTGCTTTACCTCGCTGAGCGAGAGTCATTTGTGCGATTTGGCGAGCCCCTAACTGGTGACGAGCTCTTTGCCGATAAAAAAGGGCCGATACTTCGTGAGACGCATCGGCGCCTGAATGGAGATGCTGGCGGATGGGAGGGCCAGTTTCGGCGTCTCGGCAGTCATAGCATCGCTCTCGAGACACCGGCCCCGTCGAAAGAGTATTTCGCACGTTCTACGGTCCTGAGTGACGCCGACATCGAAGTCCTGGATGCAGTGTGGGAGCAGTTTGGAAAACTCGATCAAACGCACTTAGCGGACTACTTGCATACAAAGTGCCTAGAATGGACCGATAGTCGTGGGGAAGCGAGTGAAGTGACCCATGAGCGCCTGTTCAAAGCGTTGGGTTACTCGCGTGAGCAGATCGAGGAGCTTCTGCAGAGGCTTGCCGAGCTCGACAACATTAACGAGGTCTTGTCGCTAAGCATAGCGTGA